TCTACTTCAATGCCAACGTCGGATCCGGCCTGTTCCAGGCTGCTACCGATGACCTCGGGTGGTCGGCGGCTGGTACTCAGCAGCTCCACGTCAACGCCAACGGCCTGATCCACAACACTCGCCACCAACTCAAACAGGGCGCGGCAGTCGCCAGCGCCACTACCATCACCCTCGGCAACGACGGCAACGTCTTCCCGATCACCGGTACCACGGTCATCCAGACGATCACCACGACCAACTGGCAGGCCGGTTCGCGGGTGACGCTCATCTTCGGAACCGGCACCGCCTCTCAGGTGACCAACGCCGGGAACATCACCTTCCGCAGTGGTACCGCCCTGACCACCACCACCAACGGCGCTTGGGACTTCATCTACGACGGCACCGCGTGGCGCTGCCAAAACTAAAGGAGCGTCCATGTTGAATCTCACGGTCAACGTTCCGGTCCCGAATATCGCCAAGATGCGCGTGGTCGTGGTCGACCTCAACGGCGACACGAACACGGCGCTCGTGACGGTTTCCGCCCAGGGTGCGGGGGCGCTCCCGTGGCCGCAGCTCTTCACGCTGGGCATCCGCGACGGGTCAAGCGAGGGGCTGCGCGCCAAGGGCACCCCGCTCGGCTACGGCGACATCCTCGAGGTCTTCGGGTTCACAACCCCCACGGGGTTCACCGACCTCGTCACCGCCTACGTCGGGGGCGGCATCAGCGCGCGCAACAAGGCGGCCGAATCCTACCTCGTGACGCTCGGGGCGCTCCCGGCCGGGACCGTCGCATGAGCCCGCAGTTCGCCAGCCACGAAGCGTTCGAGAACCTCGGCGACCGGGTCGAGGACCTCGCCATCGAGCACCGGCAACTCCGCGACCGCTTCGACGCGCACACCCTGGCGTTGGCGGCGGCCATGGAGGGCGTCAAGCTCCAGCTCCAGGCGCTGCGCTGGATCGGCGTCACCATCGCGGGCGGCGTCATGGCCGTCGTGGTTGCTGTCGTCATCGGCTGGGTAGTGCGCAGGTGAGTCGCCTGGACGCGTTCCTGGCATCCTTGGGGCTCGGCACCTCGGCGGTCACCACCTACGCCCTGGCGAACCCTGGTGCGGTCCCGACGTGGCTTGCGGTGACGTGCGTCGGTGTGTCGGGGTTCTCCCTCGCCTACGCTCGGCTCCGCGGCGCGAAGGTCTGACCCATGGGCCTCTTCAGTGACTTCCTGGATACCGAATCGAAGACCGACCGCGTTGACCTGCCGGCGGTCCTGACCGAGCACCTCGCCGAGACCATCATCCGGGCTGCCACCGGCGGCATCGAGGCGGCTCTCAGCCTGGCCATGCTCGTACGTCAGATGCGCTCGGCAACCACCCCCCGGGCTCGGGCGCTGGCGCTGGGGTGTCTCCGCGAGCTCGCCACCGTCGACGCGGCCATGTCTGAGACCCTGGCGGCCGTCCGCTCGGCCCGGGATGCGGTCGCGCTGGCGGCTCAGTCCCTGACCGTCGACCTCGCAAAGCGTCGGTAGACAAACCGGAACAGGGACGACGGGGGCCGGTTTCGGTAACTCCGGTAACCTTCGAGTTTCTCTAAGTCCGCGTCCGTGGCCGAGTTGCGGCCGGTCCCAACTACCTCAAGCTAGTGCGTCTACCAGTTTCGCCATCCTCGCGTTCGTAAGCACGCGACTTCTAAGCGGAATGCCTCGCGCCTGTCAAGCGCCTTCGACCTCGGTAACTTGTGGTAACTCCCGGGGCTCGGTCAGTCGCCCGTGAGCGGACATTTGAGCGGACTTCTCCGCAACGCCCGGGGCGATGTAGTGCCGGCGGGTGGTCTCGATGCTCAGGTGCCCGAGCGCCCGGGTGATGCTGGCGTCCGAGGCTCCCCCGGTAACTCTCAACGTGGCGTTCAGGCCGCGCAGCGAGTGCGGCACGACCCTCTCCACCCCGGCGGCTCGGCACAGGTCGCGCACCTTGCGGCTCAAGGCGTCCTTCCGTGCCTTGTGGGCGTCCTTCGAGGCCTCCCCCTCCCACGGGAACAGGCGCTCCCCCGGCTCGCGGCCCGCGGCGGCGCGGACCAGGTGTGGCACGAACGCCGGGTCCACCGGCACCTCGCGCTTCGCGGCGCGCGTCTTCGTGCCGGCCACCCACAGCAACCTCCCACGGTCGTCGACATCTCGGACCTGAAGCTCGACCACCTCCCCGGGGCGCAGGCCGCAGAATGCCTGCGTGGCGGCGGCCAACGCCAAAGGGGAACCATCGGCCAGCGCGGCGCCGATGAACTTGCGCGCGTCGTCAATCCTCAACTGGCGTTTCCCTCGAACCACGTCCCCGCTCACCTCGCACCCCGCCAGGACCTTCGAGGGCAGGCCCAGCCACGACACGAACCCCTGGAGCGCCGCAAGCATCCCAGTTTGCGTTGCACGGGCCGTTTCCTGGGTTGCGGCTGCCCATGCCTTCGACCACGAGAAGCGCCCCACAGGCGCCAGTTCGTCCCACCTGGCGACGGCTCGAAGCCGGTATCCGAGTGTCACCACCGATTGCGGCCTCAGCGGCGCTTTGTTCCGCGTCCCGAGGAACGCCAGATATTCCGTAACGGCGACCCCCATCAGCCGCCCGTCGGCGACGATGAAGCGTCGGTTCCTCGCGATCCAATCCGCGGCATCGACCTCGCTGTCGAACAGCCTCGATTGCCGCTTGCCCGTGATGTCCTTCGCCCAGACCAACCACCGGGCATGGTGGCGGTAAGGCGTCTTTCCGATCCATGAATACATAGGGTCCTCCTCGTGGAGGCCCCCGTCGTCTCCTATTCCGCTTTCAAGGCCCTGACCGCTGGCCGCGCCGGCAGTCTGCACAGACCTCTCGGCCTCCGCAAGCGCGCGCCGCAGCACTTCGACGAGGCTATTCACGCTCGAACCACGCCAGATAGGCCAACAGCACCCCGACCAGCCCGCCGATCAGGAACAGGGCGGCCCCGGCGAGCGGATCACAGCCCATTGACGCACGTGCGGCACGGCGCGGTGCCCATCCAGCAGTGGACGCACCGCCGATGGGTGGACCAGGGTCCGGGTACCTGGTTCACGAAGGCCCGCATCACGAAGTCGGCGGGCGGGTTCGGCGGCACCTGGATCGTATAGTCGCACTCGATGGCGTCCACAGAGGACTCGGAGTCGTGCTCAGACCGCGGGCGAACGAATCCGGTCTTGACCAGCTTGACCGTCGTCACGCGCACGTCGGCGGATGCCATGGCCTTGAACATGGCGACCTCGTTCGGGTACCTTGCATCGTCGACCACGAAGACCTCACCATCACGGAAGTAGTGCGACGACCGGATGGACTCCACGCAGGCGCGGGTCCAGACGTCATGGCCAAGGTGCGTGCGGACGGCGCTCCCGAGTAGTTGCAGGAAGCGGCGGGGGGACATGCCGATGCGCTCGTCTTCCGTTTCCTTTTCCACCTGGGTCCCGAACAGTTGCGCGTCGGTGAAGTCGTGGACGTCGCGGGCGATGTCCTTCAACGGCCCGGCCGACGAGCGGATATGCGCGCCGTGCGTCCCGTGGAGCCATTTCGCCAGGGTGGACTTACCGCTCCCTGCCCGGCCAGCGATGACGACCACCTCAACCACGGCGCCACACCCCGTCCCGGCGGATGAACAGCATTTGACGCTTGCCATTGGCGTGGACCACACAGTGCGCGTGTGACCAACTCGAAGGACCGGCGTTGTAGCCCAGCCTCAGCTCAGTGCTCGTCCCCACCTGATAGGTCCCCTCGGAGATGCCCGCCGTGTGGCTGTGGCCGATGACCGACTTGTGGCCAAGTCTCCGGAGATTCCGGATGCTTCCCCGTGACCCGTTCGGGCCGCGGTTTCCGTGGATTCCGAGCTCGACGCCAGCGAGCACGAACGACTCGTCTTCATTCAGGACCCGGATCGACTTGTCGGCGGGCATCGGCAGTGCCTCAAAGGCGGTCTTCAGGGCACCGGCGTACCGCGGCCCCCCGCTCGTCATGTGAGCCGACGCCACCAGCTTGCCGGCCAACTCCAAGTAAAAGGCGGCGTTTCGGGGGTCACGCTTCCAGTCTACCGAGGGGGAGCACAACCAGCGGCGGAGCATGTCGCCATGGTTGTCAGCGACCGCAACGAAGGTGCATCCTGCCGGGGTCCGATTGACCATCCATTGCCACGCGGCCTCGACCTCTGCGCGCACGTCATCACGATCTGAACCTGCGAGCGCGGTCGCAATGAACGGGTCGCCAGCCGAATGCGGGTTGCAGCTCATCGAGTCCATCACGTCCCCTGCCACGATGTGCTCGGGCTGGAGGTACTCGACGATTCCCCCGGCCCCGAAAGTCGCGCGGTCGACGTGCTCCGCCGTGGTCCCAACGTGGACGTCACCGAGGACAATGGCCACGGGGCGCTCCGCTTCCTCGACCCGACCATCGGCGTGGTACTCGTGCGCCAGGTCGACCACCGTCGACGTGCTCGAATCGAACGAGACGTGCCGCACGTGGTAGCCGGCATCGTCGACCTCGACCACGACCGCCGAGTAGGAGTGATGGAATTCCCCCTGCTTGCCGGCCTTGGTCGACGTGTAGTTCGGCAGGGTGCAGGCGCCACTGGACAACATCAGCTTGGCGGCCCCGCTCCCGGGACCAGCGATGCTCTGGAGGGCGACCTTGGGGTGTCCGACGATTCCCGAGGCCATCCCAGTCATGGCGTCGAATCCCGACAGGGGCTCGCTGGCGGTCGGCTGGATGCTCACGTCGGCCAGCAACACGAGGCCAGGGGCGACTTCCAGGCGGGTGTTCAGCAAGTAGGGCAGGAATTCGGGCGACCACCACTCCGCTTGTTGCTGCGCTTCGGTCCATGCCGAAGTGGCATTCCTGTAGCGGTAGGGGCAGACAATCAGCTCCGCTTTCTTCGCGGCGGCCATCGTCCTGAGACAGCCGAGAAACTCCAGGTTGGGCGGCGTGGCGTTCTGCGCCGACGTGATCACGAACGTTCGCGCCCCGGCGAGGTCGCGCGAGAAGGTCGTGGGACCCACCTCTGTCACCTCGTCGTAGTCAAGTTCGGCCGTCGGCGTCACGGTCTTCGCGCCGCGGGCCTTCACATCTGCGAACGTCTCCACCTTGGCGCCTATCGGCATCCATTTCGTGACGTCGTTGGTCTGGAGACAGACCACGCGGGGCTTGTAGCTCTTCACGCAGATCCACGATGGCTTGCCTCCGTGGTCCCTCCCTCCGCGGCACATGCCGGGCTTCCCGCACCGCGGGCACGTCGGGGCGTCAGGGCGAGGCTCGCGCGGCATTAGCGGCTCTCCCCGGCGGCGATGCGCGCCAGTTCGGATGCGGGAATCAGGCGGCGCCTACCCAGGGAGACGGTTCGGATCTCCCCCTTGGCGACCAGGTTCCACAGATGGCGCGCCGTCACCGAAAGCTGGGAGGCGGCATCGGGAACGGAGAAGAGAACCTTCGTCGGTGCATCTCGAAGCGTTGCAGTTTCCATAGATTCAAAGTGACACCTTCGAGGGCAGCAAAGTGCCCAACAACTGCCACGGACTGAGTCGCACTGAGATGGCTTGCACCAGCCTGGGTTGTTGGGCACTTTGCGCAAGAGAGGTAGTGCACTCTCTTTCTATGGTGAACGAAGCCGAAACCGAATTCCGCTCTCTGGCCTCCGAGCACGGACTGATGCTCCCTCCCTCCCTCAAGACCGGCCCCGGCGTGTCCTACTGCGGCACGGACACGAAGCCCAACGGCAAGGACGGGAGGTATCAGGTCCATCTCGACGGTCACCCGGCCGGCTGGGTCCAGAACATGGGGCGCGACAACGACCCCGTGAAGTGGAAGTTCTCGGGCTCGACCAAGCGCGAGTCGTTCGTGGACGTGGCCGAGGAGGCCCGTCGGAAGGAGGAGCGGAGGGTGGCGGAGGAGGATCGGAAGCGGGAGGACGCCAGGTCCAAGGACCTCTTCACCGCCCTGTGGAACTCGGGCAACGAGGCCCCCCACGAATATCTCACCCGCAAGGGCGTCGGGACACACGGAACGCGCGTCTACGCCGGCAAGCTCTACGCGGCGGCCCTGGACGTGGACGGCAACCTCCACGGCGTCCAGCAGCTCGACTCGACCCCTACCAAGCGGTTCGAGAAGGGCTCTCATCCCAAGGGGCGGTTCTTCCCCATCAGCACCCCAGGCCCGGTCATCGTGATCACTGAGGGGGTGGCAACTGGGGCGACGATCCACGAGGTCACGGGACTCCCCGTGGCGTGCGCATTCGGGCGCAACAACCTCCTGCCCGTGGGCGAGGCACTGGCGGCGCGGTATCCCCAGTCCCGGCTCGTGATCGCCGCGGATGACGACCACGCCACCGACGGCAACCCGGGCCTCACGGATGCCACCACGGCGGCTCGGGCGCTGAACTGCAAACTCGTGGTCCCCGCCTTCACTGGCGAGCGCGGCCCGAAGGATACCGACTTCAACGACATGGCGCGTCTCGAAGGAAAGGACTCCGTGGCTCAAGCATTCGCAGCGGTACTCAATACCCCCGACCCATCGCCACCGGCGGACCCCGACCTCACCCCGCTGGTGCTTGACGACCCGTCGGATATCGGCAACGGTCTGGCCTTGGCCTCAGAATTCCGGAACACCCTCCGCTACGCGCTCGGGCTCGGGTGGCTGTCGTGGGATGGGCATCGGTGGGCACCCGACACCACCGGGGCGGTCACCCGGGCGGCGTGGTCCGTCGCTGACCGGATGCTCCAGGGCGCAGAGGACGAGCTGAACGCGGCTAGGACCGCCATGGAAGCGTTTCGCGGGCGTCCTGGTGCAGAGGATGACGGAGAGGCCAGGGCGGCGGCCAGGGCGCGCCTGAGGGATGCCAATGCGGCCGTCAAGCACGCCGTGCAGACCAGGGGCGGCGGTCGCATCAAGACCATGATCGACAACGCCAAGGAGACCGAGACGGTGCGGGCTCGGGTCGAGGACTTCGACCAGCACCACAACGAGCTCACCGTGGCCAACGGGACCATCGACCTTGAGACCGGCACGCTTCGCGCCAGCCTCCCCGCGGACCTGTCCACGCGCATGAGCCCCGTTATCTTCGACCCGAACGCAACCTGCCCGCGGTGGGACCAGTTCATGCGTGAGGTCTTCCTCGAAGACGAGGAGATGATCGAATACGTCCAGCGCGCGGTCGGGTACAGCCTCAGCGGCGACATGACCGAGCGGGTGTTTTTCTTTCTCTACGGCGTCGGCGCCAACGGGAAATCGGTGTTCATCGAGACAATCGGGGCCATGATGGGAGACTACCGGCTCCCCATCTCCATGGAGACCTTGGCCGAGCAGAAGAACGTGGGCGGGGCTGGCCCCCGCTCAGACCTCGTGCGGCTTCGCGGCTCCCGGCTCGCGACGGCATCCGAGGGCGCCCAGGGAATGCGCCTGGACGAGCGGCTGGTCAAGGAGTTGACCGGCGGCGAGCCAGTCGTGGCGCGCGCCCTGTACGAGGCGGAGATCAGCTTTCACCCGACGTGCAAAATCTGGCTCTCGACGAACCACCTCCCGGGCATCCGCGATACCTCTGAGTCCATCTGGGATCGCCTCCACCTGATCCCGTTCGAGGCGCGGTTCACCGAAGGGCAGCGCGACCCCGGCCTCAAGGCCAAGTTGATGGAGGAACTCCCGGGCATCCTGGCGTGGTCGGTGCGCGGCTACCAGGCATGGCGTGAGCGGGGCCTGGAGAAGCCCCAGGCGGTCAAGAATGCCGGCGCAGGGTACAGGACCGGCGAGGACACCATCAGCGTCTTCCTGGGGCAGACGTGCAAGATGGGCGCGGACCTGTGGATTGCAGGCAGGGACCTCACGGGCGCCTATCACCAGTGGTGCAACGCCGGCATGGAAAAGCCCATGACCAGCAAGCGGTTCGGTAAGGAGCTGCGCCGGCTCGTCCCTGGGTTCGAGGAGCAGCAGCGGCGCATCGACGGCAAGGTCGTCAGCGGCTACCGGGGCCTCGCGCTCCTCAATACGTAGCCGAACGCCAGGCAGTAGCACTGGAGCCACCCCTAACCCGGGTGGCTTTTTTGCGTCTGGGGACCGGAGGACGCCAGGGTGTAACCCAATATGAGGTTACAAACGGCCTTTTTACAACCTTCTCTACTAGAAAAAGGGGGGTTTTTCTATAGGGGGTTTCCTGGAAAAGGGCACCTGTAACCCCATCTGAGGTTACAGAGCGTGTGGGCAATGTAGGCATCCGGGCTGTTCGGACGCTCCCTTTGGCGTATTCCCCAATGATTCCAACGTTGAGGAAGAGAACGGCCCCCTGAAGCCTACCGGCGACTCCCCGAGGCGCGACACTACTGGGGCGTTTTGCCCCGGTAAACTTTGCCGACCACCCGCGTTACCACTGAACACGTTGTGCCGGCAGCCGGGCTGTTACGCTTGTAACAACAATTGCGCGACGCAACAGGGCCCCCGAAACCGTGTGGTCGCGGGGGCCCTGTGGTGGCGGTCGAGTGCTATTTGATGCCGGCGGCGGCCATCTCGGCCCGGCCCTCGTCGATGATTGCGCACTCCTCCGCGGACAGCACCCGTCCGTGTGGATTGTGCGCGTCGCCGTTGAGGATCGCGACCGCGGTCGACAAGGCCCCCAGGCGCTGCGACACGCCGTGCAGGCTCTGCGAAGCGCTGTCCAGCCTGGCCAGGACGTCTTGAGCCTCCCGTGGGAGCCTGTCGTCCACGGTCATCGGCTCGACCTCGACCTCGACGCCGTCTAGCGGCAGGTCCAGAAGTTCGGCCCCGAGCGCCTTGCCAATGAACATCGGCGATAGCCCAGGGCATTCCCCAACTGCGGCGAGCGCCTTCGAGTCTCCGTAGATGGCGGAGGCGGCGTTGAATGAGCGAGCCCAGGTCAGGACGCCCGACTCCCAGCGCTTGATGAACGCGCCCTGGCGGCCCGCCACGAGTGCCACAGAGCCATTAGCGACGGCGTTCCGTGCGCTTTTCGGCGTGACGATGTAGCCGCAGGCCCACCCAGCAATCTGCGCTGCGGCGGCAATCTTCGCGTCCTTGCGTGGAGCGACGACGTAGCCAGCATGGGCGAGCGCCGTGGCATCCGGAAGCGGGGTGTTCTCGCGCTCGTCGCAGGCGTCCTTGCGCGACCCGCAAACATCCTTGCGAGACTCGATGATCCGGCGCGGCGGCGTGAACCTCTTGTCATTTGGGAACGGCGACGACGCCCGCAGTGCCACGACATCTAGCCTCCATGCCTCAATCCATGCGTCCCCAGCGGCCTCGTAGGAGGCGAGGACGCGCGCTTGGACCATGGAGTGGTCTGGCACGGGGCGACCGCCCTTCTTACCTACTCCCTCAATCCCAGGCCGCTCTCTCATGGAGCGCAGCTCCCCGCCCCAGGCCTCCGCCGGGTCGTCCAGGCGGTGGCAGAGGTCGCGCATCGCCAGAAGCTTGGCCTTGGCGTCAGGTAGGTCGCGGGTGGTCTTCATGACCGAGGAGTCCTGGTCAGAGAGTCCGTGGCCAAGAACCTCGTCGATCCTTGAGCCGAGAGTCTGTGCGGTCTGCTTCGTTCCCATGCATTAACAGTAGCATCTTCCAGGGAGAAGGGGTCCGAAATCGACAGGTTGTTGGGCACTTTGCGCCCGTGGCATGCCTCATAGTGGGTGAGTAGCAAGTTTCGTAGCAACCCCAACGGAAGGCACCCCATGAACCCCACGACCCGACCGCCCGCTCCCCCGCCCGTCCCTGCCACCCATATCGAGCGCGAGGGGCGACAGTTCCTCCTCGACCAGCTCGCCGCCGCCGGCGACCGCGTCTCCCAGGGGCTCTTCGAGTTCCAGGGCGCGGTTCTGGCGGAGGCGCGCCGATGATCGCCGCCGTGGGCATGTCGCTCCTATTCGGGAGCTCCCTCGTCGCTCTGTGGCTGGCGTTTCGCCTCCCGGGTGTGCGGATGCGCGACTGGCACAAACTCGAGGTCACCGTCGGGCTGCCACAGCCTGTGTGCGACTGCGCCAAGGCCAAGGCGGCCGGCGCGGCCCGTGCGGCTCGCATCTTGGAGCAGGCGCAGAGTGACGCGCGGCTCGATGCCCACATCTCCCGCGTCAAGGCCCTGAACGCTTGCCTGCGCTCGGGAGTGGCCAAGTGAGTTACTCGATGGTGAGCTCACTGGGGAACATAGAGCGCCCCGTGTGCCTTCGGGTGCGTAAGGACGCCGACCCGGTGGTCATTCACTCCCGGGTGAACCCTGACAGCGACGTCGCCCGGTGTGGCTGGAGGCGCACGTCGTTCACCTTGGCGGAGCCTGTACCGTTCCACTACGCCAGCGGCAAGGTCACGTGCCCCGAGTGCCGCGCCCGCAACCAGGTGCGCACGAAGTCCATCGGCATGAAGCAGCAGCGCCCGGTGACCGCGTGAGTCTCGCCGACGTCGTCATCGCGTGGGCGCTGCCCGCGGCGCTCCTGGTGGTCGGTGGGGGCGTCGGCATCGTCACCGTGCTCCTGGCGAGCGCCACGCGCGAATACCGGAAGCAGAGGGACACCGATGAGGCGTAGCACAAAGCAGCGCCGCGCCGCCGCTCGCCGCAACTGCCACATCGCTTTCCTGGCGTGGGTGCCCACGGCCATGAGCCTCGTATCGCTTCCGCCTTGCCTCTGTCGGCCAGTCAACCCTCAGCACAAAGGAAACCAATGACCCCAGAAATCGAGATTCTGACATCCGCCACGCGCGACTCCATCATCATCAGCGTCTTCCCTGGATCGGCCCCGGGAAAACTTCGCTTCACCGTCGAGACGCCCATGGTCCTGGCGACCGTCGCAGGTCTCGATACGAGGCTGTTCGCCGAGGGCGTTGCTAATGCGTTCACGGCCGCGGTGCGGAAGTAGCCATGACCGACGAGCAACTCAGCGTCTTCAACTCCATGTCGATCATCGTCGAGGCACTGATCGGCCTCGTCCACCCCGATGCCCTCAAGGCGGAGGTCGAGAAGGTCCACGCCAAGCGCGCGGCGGCCGAGGCTACGCGCAAGGTGGAGGCGGAGGCTCTCGAGAAGGCCCGTGCCCAGGTTGCCACGGAGGCGGCCGCTGCACAGGCCGCGCAACACGCCATTCCGGCGGCGGTCCCCGAGGTCACCCCGATCAAGGGCTCGCGCAAGGCTGACCGTCAGGTAGCACCAAATGGGGTGGTTCTTCCCGTGAAGGGGAATGAATTTAGCGGGAAGGATTACCAAAAGGCGGTTCTCGCGCTCCAGGCCCCCCTGCCGCCTGCAAAGCCGAGGCGGGCGCATACCGCACGAAACAGGCAGGGGTGAACGTATGAGAACCGATTACAGCTTCGACCTCGCAACGAGACACAGGGTCGCGACACGCCATATGTGGCAGGGCGTCGACGGGCACGTCTACGTGGGGCTTGGCTACAAGCTGCCCGAGGCGCAGCACGCCGAGTGCCTGCCGTGGGTCACGACCGCAGGTGCTCCAGCCGAGGAGGACGAGGTCAAGGCCGCGTGGACGAAAATCGCTCACGTCAAGTTTCCAGCCGGTCGCCCCCCGAAGGCCCGCCACACGGGCCAGGCGAAGCTCACGCGCGTGCGGCTGACCGATGCCGGTCTCCAACAGACCTTCGAGGCGCAGTTCAGCGCGGCTCTGGCGGACTGCCGGCGGGCCTCGCGATTCGGCACGGCGTTCGATTCGTTCCCTGGCGGCGCCAGCCTCGCGCTGTTGGACCTGACCATGTTCGGGCCTGGCGTCTCCACCGACCTCGCCATGGCGGCCGACATGCGCGACTGGAAGCAGTGCTCACGCATCCTGTCCATCCCGGGCGAGTCGTTTCGGCAGGCCGAGCTTCAGCGCCTGTTCACCCTGGCGGCCGAGAAGCCACCGCTGCCTGACCACGCAATCCCCCGGTACTTCGGGGCGCCCGAGGGAGCGTAGGTCGTGATTCCGCAGCCCCGGCCGTGCCGACTGTGTTTTCCCGTGCTCTGTCGGGCCGTGCTCTTTGCGCCCGGGGCCTTCTGGTGCGAGACAGCGAATTGGGCGCTCGGGGAACTCGGACCGCGTGAACTCCACGCGTTGGCCACGCGCCTAGTGGCACGGGGTCAGTCATGACCATGAGGCGCCCACCGCCAGCCCTCGCCGCGGAATGGCGCCAGCGGCTCAAAGACGACGGGTTCGACGACCACGAGGACCCATCGGGCAGGCTGCGCACCGTCGGCCCTCAGCGCGGCGTGGACCCGGTAACGCTCATGGAGGGTAACGGGCACTGGTTGCGCTCTGCCGAGTACCACGACCTCCTCCTAGCGGCCATGCATGCGCCGTCGTTCACGCAGCGGTGGTCCCCGCGGCAACGCCAGGTTCTCGAGCTCCACGCGGAGGGCAGGTCCTACCGCGACATCCGCCGGGTCACAGGTTGTGGCCATGGGTTCGACACTGCAACCGTGGCGGCATTCCGCCGGGAAGTTGGCATCCGTGAGTGAATTCACCGTCCGCCCGTTCCGACCCGACGACGCCGCGCTCGTGCACGGGGTGTGCTTCCACCAGGCGCTCCTGAACGGGTTCTTCCATGGCGTTCCCCGTGACGTGCTCGCCAAGTCCGTGGGCGATGCCGTCGGGTTCTGGACGCGTTCGCCTGACTGGCAGGTCGACGTGGCAACCCCGGTCGACCCCGACCTTACCGACGAGGTCTGTGGCTTCGCCATTCGCTCAGGGACGGACGTTGTGGCGTTCGCCTATGTGAAGCCCGCCTACCGCGAGCGCGGGGCGTGGCGGGCACTACGCGAAGCCGCTGGCATCCGCGAAGGCCAGAACGTCGAGGTCATTCTCGGCAACCCGAACGCCCTCAGGCTGGCGCGTCGGCGCTATCGCGTGTTTTTCACCCCGTTCCGAATCCTCGAAGCACTCCCGAAAGGCACCCCATGAAACTCGCCCCCAAGGTCGTCGCCCCCGCCCCCGCCATCACCCCGCCCAGCGGCTACCGCTTCGCCCAGTTCGTGAAGGCTGTCCCGTTCTCTGCCGTCAACGGCTTCGTCGACTCGGCCATCACCGCCCGCGTCGGCAAGGAAATCGTGGCCAGCGGCGCCGTGGTTGCGGAAATCACCGAGTCCCCCGAGCTCGGCGGGTGTCTGGTGGTCTCGCTCGCCCCTGACGCGCGGACTGGCGTGATTCAGCGGGTGCTCGTCCCGTTTGGCAACGTGATCGCCGCGATCAGGGTCTGACATGGTGGAGAAGACCCAGGCCCCCGGTACCGTCATCGCCCCGGCAAAGCCGCTGCGCTCGGGCGGCGCACGCAAACGCAGCGCGAACGGGTTCAAGTACAGCGCCCGTCCCGGCGCAGGGAAGATCATGGCAGCCGCCGACGTCGACCCGTCCCTGGAAGCGAGCGAGCGGCGCATCAAGTTGGCGCTGGGGGTGACGACCCAGCGTCTCGAAGAACAGGCCCTCAGCGGTGGCCTGGGGCCATTGGAGGTCGACACGCTGGCCAAGGTCGCGGGGGTGTATCGCACGCTGGCGGTGACGGCTCCCCCGTTCGACCCGTCGAAACTGAGCCCCGAGGACATGGTCCGCCTCATGGAGTATCTGGACAAGGCGAAGTGAGCCAGGCGGCGGCCCGCAAGTTACTCGCCAGCCTGAAACGCGAGGCAGCCCGCCGATCCGCGAAGTCGTGGAACGCGCGGGCATTGCTCTATCCCGACCAGCAAGCGGTGTTCGACGATGTCACCCCCGACCGCACGTTCCTCGGGACACGGCAACTCGGCAAGTCCATCCTCGCCGCGGTCCTGACCGCCGACGTCGCCATTCAGCAACCTGGCGTGAACGTCGTGTTCCTCGACTTCGACATCGAGCACGCGAACAAGATCATCCTGGAGGACTGGCAACGGCTCATCGACGAGAACGGGCTGCCGGGGCGAGTTGTCGAAGGTGAGTTGCACCTCGACAACGGCTCGAAGGGTTACGTGTTCTCGGGGCGCGCCAACGAAATCAAAAAATTACAAGGCTTAAAACCCGCGCTTTTGGTCATCGACGAAGCCCAAGACGCGCCCGACCTCGAGGGCATCATCAAGATGGTTCGACCGGGACTCATGCGCTACGCCGGCCGCATCCTGGCCATGGGCATCCCGGGATATTTGAGCGGGATCGGTGGCTGGTGGGACATCACCGAAGGCACCAAGTCAGCAGCCTGGAGCCAGCACCGCGGACACATGAACCGCAATCCGTACCTTCCGCCGGCATCCCGTGAGGAACAACGGGCCAAGGCGCTCATCGACCTCGGCGGAGAGGACAGCCCCGAATTCCAGCGACACTGGAAGGGCATGTGGCCAACCTTGGACAACTCGCTCCGCGTGTTCAGGTACTGGCCAGACGCCAACGGGTTCGACGGCGAGGCCCCCAAGTGCAAGTGGTACAGCATCGGACTCGACCCCGGCGGCACGCTCGACGCGGAGGCGCTCATCGTGGTTGGACACGGCAACGGCGACGGGTGTGCCTGGGTTGCCGACGAGGACGAAACCGCCAAGGGTGAGGGCGGATCATGGGATGACACCGGCGACCGCGTGACCCCCATGGTCACCCGCTGGAACCCGTTGGATGCCTTTTACGATTATGGGTCCGCTCGAAAAGACGGCATGAAGATCATCCTGGACGCCGACAAGCGGATCAGCTTCAAGGCGGTCCCCTCGAAGGACCCCGAGAACGAGGTCATGCGCATCAACCGGATGCTGGCGGCCAAGAAGCTTTGGATACGCCGTGGCTCGAAGCTCGAGACGGTCATGAAGTGCGCCATGTGGGACCCGAGGGCCAGGGCGACAGGGAAGTCGGTCATGGCCAAGGGGAAACTCAAACAGAACCTGGCGGATGCCCTTCGTGCGGCGCTCTGGGCAGTGGAGTCCTACGCGGCCCCGCCGACCCCTGATCCAACCCCTCACGAGGCGCGCCAGATTCGCCTGAGGCGAGAGATTCAGGAAGCCATGGACCTGGAGTACGCCGCCGACTACGAAAGCCTCGTGGGCGAAGCCAACCGGTAATCGGGCACGTCAACACGGCAGGGATGACCCTCGACGACCTCGTCACCTTCCTGGCGTCGCGCTCCCTGACGCTCCGCTCCTGCCAGTTCGCGCCGAACGCCGAAAGCGTGTCCGCGTTCACGTGCGACCCCTTGGCGGCCACCGAGCAGGTGCACGTCCACATGGTCGACGACGCCCCCGCCGAGGAGCCTGACGCCCTTGGCGACTTCCTGTCCCGGCGCGCGAAGGAGCCGAGCCAGTGAGCGACGGCGGCTTCAACGGCGCAGCGGCCGACAAGGAGTGGTTCGAGGAAGAGCCGGGCTCCGACGTCCAGGCTAACCAACTCCTGGCGGCCGTCCAGGATGCCGAGGGGCGGTGCTTTGAGTGGATCGCAGACGGGTTCATCTTCCAGCAGTACGCCAGCGCCCGGCGCATCCCGAATCTCTATGGCTTGACCACCTCGAAGGCCGGCGGGTTCACCTACACCCCAGGCAACGGCGCCAATTACAACAGCTTCGAGATCGCCAGCGACAACCAGATCGCGATCGGTGTCGAGACCCTGGTGGCCACCGTGGGCAGCGCCAAGCCGTGGTGCCACTTCGTCACGGTAGACGGAGACTGGGGCCAGCGGATCCGCGCCAAGCGCAAAGGCGACTTCCTCTTCGGGCTCATGAAGAGCTGCGGGTTTTACGTCGACCTCCCCAACGTGTTCCGCGACGCGCTCACCTGGGGCTGGGGCGTCTCCAAGCGGGTCATCGTCAAGGAGGGCAGCAAGAAGGTCATCAAGTCCGAGCGGTGTGTCCCGAGCGAGGTCCTGTGGAATCGGGCCTACTCCCTGATCCCGGGCAAACGTGAGCCCATCTACCACCGGCGGTTCGTGCTCCGATCCGACCTCTGTCGCGACTACCCCGACTTCGCCGACGACATCATGTCCGCCCCCGGCGCCTACTCGGGCAACCTGCCGGGCCTGGTGGTCGACGTGCCGGCGTCCTTCGTGTCTCTCCTTGAAGGATGGCGACCCAGCCAAGACGGCTCTACCCCTGGCGTCCACGTGCTCTCGGTCGGCAACAAGGTCCTGAACGTCGGAAAGACGAAGATGGACCCCGACGAGGAGCACCCCTTCAGCTTCCTGGTGGCCTACAACATCGGCCCGGGCTGGCAGTATCAGGGCGTGGTTGAGCAGTGCCTCGCCGACCAGTGGATCCTCAACCAGCAGAACAGGATCATCCTCGAGAACCAGCGCCGGGGCGCGCAGAACCGCTGGCTGATCCACGAGAAGGCGGCCGTCGACACCGGCTCGCTCATCAACAAGGTCGCCCAGGTCACGCGGTGGGCTGGCGACCACGAGCCCCGCCTGGTGGTCTTCCAGGCCAGCCCCCCCGAGCTCTACAGGGACCGCGACGCGACCCGCTCCCGCATCCTGACCCGAATGGGAGTCAACCAGTTCGCGGCACAGGGAGCCAAGCCGAGCGGGCTGAACAGCGGCGAGGCGATCAGGGAGTATGGCGATCACAGCCAGCAGCGACACCGCACGCTCGCCGAGAACCTCGAGACCTACGTGGTCGACGCCGGCAAGAAGCTCGTCTGGGGCTGCGAGAAGGTCAAGCCGGTCGTATCCGCCCCCGGGCGACGATCTGCCAAGAAGCTCGACTGGGACGCCGTGAAGCTCCCCCCTGGCGCCTACTCGGTCGAGCTGGCGTTCGCCATCTCCTCCCTTCCGCGCACCCCCGAGGGGCTCGTGGACAAGGCGAACGAGCTGCTCCAGATGGGCAAGCTCGACTCGACCGCCTACGCGCGCATCACCCAGAACCCCGACGTTGACGCCGCGCTCAACCCGGCATTCGCGGCACGGGACGCCATCGAGTCCATCCTCGACGCCATCACCGAAGATGGCGAGACGACCGCGCCCGACCCGGGGCTGGACCTGGACCTGGCGTTCGAGCTGGCCAACCAGCGTTACTGGCGGTGCATCGCCGACAAGGCCCCTCAGGACGTGCTCGACATGCTCATTGACTGGAGGGACGACGTACAGCGGCTCAGGAAGACTCAGGCCCCTACCGCACCACCGGCAGGCCCTGCGCCCGCTGGCGGCCCTCCTGCGCAGCCACAGACGATTCCCCAGGCCGACGCGATCCCCGGCCCCGTCCCGACTGCCTTCAAGGGTAATTAATCGGGCACGCCAACACGGGAGGGAATGGCAACCTCCCCCGAGACTTCGACACAGCCGGCCGATGCCGCGCCCGTGGCGGCAGCTTCCACGGAAGCCCCTGTCACGCCAGCCGAACGACCCGCTGGTGTCTCCGACATTGCCCGCGCACAGCAGGCGAAACGACTCGCAGCGGCCAAGGCCAAGCCGGCGGCCCCTGTCGCGGTGGCTCCCCCGGCCCCGACTCGCGCCCAGATTCTAGCCGAGCTGAAGGCTGCCTATGAGGCTGACCCCGAGGCGCTGGTTCGCGAGGTAGCCGGCGAGGACTTCAAGGGCATGGCGGCCCGGGTGGCCAAGAAGGAGGCTCCCCCGACTCCCGAGGAGGTTCAGGCGGGCCTACTGGCGCGGCTCAAGGCCATGGACGAGGAGAAGGCGGCGGCCGAGGCGGAGAAGGCCAAGGCGACCCAGGCGGAGGCCAGCGCGCGCACGGCGGCCCACATCGCAGAGATTTCGAAGCTCATGGAGGCGACCAACGCCGAAGGTGAGCACCTGTATCCCACCCTGGCGACTCTCGACCCGACGTCCGTCGACGAGGACCCCGGCGTCACCGCCTACAACGCGGTGGTTTGGGCGTGGGAGCAGGAAGGCATTCAGCCCGATGGCTCCTTCGTCCCTGTCACCTGGGACGAAGCGACGACCAAAAGCAAGTTCGAAGCAGCGTTCGAAGGACTCGAAGCCCACTACGCGAAGATTCGCACCCCGAAGCCACGCAGCGCTCAGGCGCAGACCTCCCCCTCAGACGAAGACCCGTCGCCGACCATCACTTCGACCCGCGCAGTCTCTGAGCCTCGGCACAAGGAGCCTCCTGCATCGATGACTATCGAACAGGCGATTCGCTTCCACGCCAAGCAGCTCGGGATTGCCGTCTGACCACTGAGGTACTCCCATGGCACTTCCCGGCATTACCGATCCGAACTCCGATGCACTCCTGAAAAAGACCTACGCCTCGACGATGAAGTCGATGCTGTACGGCGAGAACAAGCGCTTCCTCCTGGGGGCGTTCAAGAAGACCGCTGGCGGGGGCGAAAGCTTCACCGTGCCGGTCGAGTACGGCGGGCAGCCCGGCCGCTCCGCCACGTTCGCCAACGCCCTCGCGAACCGCTCGCTGTCCAAGCGGGTGAAGTTCTCGATGGACTGGACCGAGAACCACGCGCAGGCGATCATCCGCAACACCGACATCGAGCTGTCGAAGGGCGCGGGCGCTGTCGTCGCGCTGAAGATGGCCGAGATCAAGTCGTCCACCCAGACGCTTGCGAACTCCATCGAGCACGCGCTCATCCGATCGGGTTTCAACGAGATCGGGCAGATCGCCGCGGGCGGCATCGCCGGCCAGGTCATCACCATGGCCAGCCGCACGGACACGAACATCGTGGACGTGAGCCAGGTCCTCGTCTCCGCGAACGCCATCAACTCCGCCTCCCTCAACGGTGGCCCCGTGGTTGTGTCGGCCGTCGACCGCGACGCGGGCACCATCACCGTCACCGGCTCGCTGGCCTCGTGGGCGGCCGGTAACTACATCTTCCAGCAGGGCGACCAGCTTGGAAGCGCGACCGCGATCAACTGCATCGGCGTCGGCGGGTGGATTCCCCTGGTGGCTCCTGCCGGCATCGACGTCGGCGGCGTGGACCGCTCCGTGGCTCCCCAGGCTCTCGCTGGCGTTCGCGTCGACGGTCGAGGGAAGTCCGCCAAGGAAGCCATCTTCGACCTCGTGACGCGCGTGGGAGACGCGGGCGGCTCGCCTGACGTGCTCCTCTGCACCAACGACTTCGTGGGCAAGCTGGTCAAGGAGATCGAGGGAAGCACCGTCTACGCCAAGACGGAGGCCCAGGACCTGGACGGCGGCGTGGGCATCTTCTACGAGTCCGTCGTGCTTCACGGCCCGACCGGAAGCCTGAAGGTGCAGGGCTCGCCCTTCATGTACGCGGATCGCATCTTCGCTCTCGAGATGAGCTCGTGGGAGATGCGGCTCGGCAACGGCGTGGCCAAGGACCCGGTCTACAACAACACCTACTGCTCGACCTCGGCTCCGATGATCGACGACCCCTCGTCCGACTCGCAGATCGCCCGCCTGAAGGCGCTGTTCCTCCTGGTGTGCAACGCCCCTCAGCACAACGGCGTGAGCCAGATCGCCTAACCCCTTCCCGCTGGCGTCGCTCGGGCCTTGTAACCCGGGCGGCGCTGGTGGGGACCATCAAGAAAGGCAACAGCACCATGGGACTCTATTCTCAAGTCACCCGCTCGGCCGAGGCCGGCCTCGAAGACCTCTATCTGGAGGTCCCCATTACCAACACGTCGGGTGCGGTCGGGACCGCCGTTCGACAGAAGGGGTTTGGCCTCGTCGGAACCACCACGACCCCCATCTCCCGGACCAGCGCGGGGCTCTACGTGCTCAACCTGGACCAGCGATGGCAGGCACTCGTGGAGATCGACATCAACTTCTGTGACGGAGCGGTGGCACCGACGACCGACGGAATCACCCTGACTGCCGTTACTCGCGCTCTCAACATCGCCCAGCCCACCGTCACGTTCCAACTCGTCCGGGCAGACGGAACCGCCGCCGACCCGTTCAAGGGCGGCGGAACGGGAAGCATGGTGGTTCACCTCACCCTTAAGTCGTCCACGGTCTAAGCCATGGCGTCTCCCCTGTTCGAGAAGATCGGGAAGAGCATCGCCAAGTCCAAGGGACCGATGCCCGACCCGACCGAAGACGAGGCCATGGGGGACGCCCCGGACGATGACGAGTCGTCCGAATCCCCCGGGGCTGCGCTCGCCGAAGCGCTTGGAATCACGGACGCTGATACGAAGGCAATCGATGCGGCTCTCAAGTCCGCTTTCGAGAAGTACAGCGCCTAAACGCCTCGCCCCCCGGGCGTAATCGGGGGGCATTTCAGCGGGGAGCCTCGGAGGCAATCCGGTCTCATACGCCGGCACGAACGTGTTCGACCCACGTCCCCGCTACGAAAGAGAGGCTCCAATGTTCACCGCGCTACTCGCAATCGCCGAATGGGCAGCAGGTCACCCGGACCTCATCGAAACCGCCTACAAAGACGTGGCGGCCCTGCTCGGCAAGCACTTCGCCTCACCGCCGTCCCATGATGCGCAGGTTGCGTTACAGGCGGGCATTGCGGCGGCGGCGGCGCAACTCCACCAGGCTGTCATCGCGCGCGGCGGCCCGCGTCCTGGGGCCATTCCAGCGCAGCCCATGCCGAACCCCATCACCGCACCCCTTCCTGTCCACGTTCAGCTCGCTGGAGAGAACCCCTAACCCATGGCGACCAAGTCTCTCGATACGCTCGTGCTCCTAGCTCAACAGAGCGCCGACATGGAGCCCAACGATCCGCTGGTGGGCACGACCGAGTGGGAGACCTACGTCAACGACGGACTGCGCGAGCTCTATCTGGCCTACGCGAAGGTCTACACGGACGCCTACCTGAAGAGCCAGACCTTCACAGCCATCGTCTCGGGCAACACCATCGCGCTCCCCTCGGACTTCCTGAAGAGCCGTGGCCTCGACCGCCAGGTGGGCACAAGGTGGATTCCCGTCGGCGTCTTCAACTTCCGCGAACGCAACACCTACAGCTACGGTCGGCGAGCTCACCGGGTGGACAGCGTGATCCGCCTCGACCCCGAGTCCGCGACCTTCGTCGGTGACGTCTATCGGCTCTGGTATTGGCCGAGTCCCCCGGCCTTGACCCATATCACCCCCGGCGTGACCGACATCCTCGACGCTCAGATGGACTTGTGGTCCGAATACATCATCGCCTATGCCGCCATGCGGGCGCTCACAAAGGCGAAGCTCGACCACGCTACCCAGGACGCTGACATGGCGCGCATCTACGCCGTGGACCCCAACGGTGGCATGACCGGCAACATGGTCACCCAGGCGAACGCCAGGGATAGCGAGGCCGAGCAGGCCCCCGACATCTACAACGTGACCCGTTCCGTCGACCCGAACGACCCGTGGAGTTGACCCATGGCGGTCCCTCCGTTCTCCAAGCGGCTCATCCCCCAGGCGGGCAAGAAGGTCGCCACCACGCCGACGCCAGTGCGCCCCGTGGCACCTCCCTCGAAGGTCCAGCGCATCCTCGGGAACCCCGACCAGACTCTCGAGAGGGTTCACGTCGGGATTTACGACGCGCTCGACCGCATGGCGCAGTCCCTGACCGCGGCCAACATCAACGTCACGAACGCGCAGAGCACCGGGGCGGGCGTCAACGCATACACCACGATCAAGCTGGCGAGCTCGGCCATGCCACAGCGAAGGAACCTCAACTTCGCGGGCGGCGCGGTGGTCATCGACAACCCGGTCACGGGCAACACCGACGTCACGATCACGGCGGGGGCCATCACCGGAACGGGGGACGTGACTTGGCCAGCGACGAGCGGCACGGCCATCACCACCCTGGCGCGCATCCCAAATGACACGCCCGCGGTGGGGGACATCCTGTTCACCGGAATATCCACGCCCGCGACCCCGAGCGCCGGACTGACGCGCGTTTGGGCGGATGTCACCGTCGGTCACCTCCGCTCGCGTGCGTCCAGTGGGATTTTCTACTCCACGGCCAGCGGAGCGGGCTCACTGGCGCCGAATGTCCTGGATGGGTTCACCCCTGGCACGGGTCAATTCACCTCGCGCCAGGTGGCGTTTTCCGATCTGACCGGCGTCATCGCAGCGGCCCAACTGCCCGCATTCACTGGGGACGTTACAAAGCCACTCGGGAGCACGGTTCAGACCCTTGCCAATATCCCGAACGACACGCCCATGCCGGGCGACCTCTTTACCACCGTCATCTCCACCCCGGCCACGCCGAGCGCGGGCCATGGGCGGGCCTTCCACCTCAATCTTGGCGGTGGACTCTGGGGGTTCATCAACAGCGTAGGCAACGTCTCGAACACCATCTTTCCGGCGACGGCGCTGGCTCATCGGTGGGTCACCAACGTCGATTCGGGCGGCTTCCAGGTTCAGGCCCAGCCCGATTTCAGCGACCTGACCGGCGTCATCGCGGCCGCGCAACTCCCGGCCTTCACCGGCGATGTGACGAAGCCGCTCGGCTCCACGGTGCAGACCCTGGCGAACATCCCGAATGACGTTCCGATGGTCGGGGATCTGCTCGTCACGCTCACCGCGGCCCCGGCGACGCCAGCGGCAGGCAAGGCGCGGGTCTTTGCGGATTCCACCAATGCCATTTGGAACTGCATCAACAGCGCTGGCCTGACCAGTATCACCGCGTACCCGGCAACCGCCCCCGCTCACCAGTGGCTCACAGGACTGGCGTCGAACGGGGCATTCACGTCTTCTCAGCCCGCGCTCTCTGACTGCACCCCGGCGAGCGGGGGCGGTACCACCAACTTCCTTCGGGCAGACTACACGTGGGCAGCCCCCCCGGGCGGCGGCGGCTTCACCGGCCCGCTCACTGGCGACGTCACGACCGTTGGCGCACTCGGCACGGTCACGACCCTGGCGAATATCCCTCACGGGACACCGGCGGCGGGAGATATCAGCTTCGCAGACCGCGCGGCGGTCACGGGGGGTTCGGCGCACTCGGTTCTCTGGTCGGACTCCACAGACCGGGTCATCAAGTCGAACAACGGCACGTCCGGGTTCACCTCGGTCATGCCGCTGGTGCAGTCCATCACCGCCGGCCAGATGGTCACGGGTCTGGCGACCACGGGACTTTTCAACACCGCGGCCATCAATATCCCGAACGACACCGTGGCCGCGGGCGACATCCTCTTCACGAACATCGCCGCGCCGGCAACTCCAGCGGCCGGGAAGACGCGCGTCTACGTTGACAGCACCTCGAAGAACATCGCAGCGATCAACGACGCCGGGACGGTCAACCATGGCGTCCAAACGAAGGGGTTCACGGCAAGCAACTTCCTCACCTCGGTCAACGACGCCGGGGTGTTCTCGGCGGCTCAGCCTAATTTTACCGACCTCGCGGGCTCGGCTGGCGCGGCGCAGGCCCCGGGGCGGCTGAAGTCGTTCCAGGTACTCACGAGTGGAGCCGGGGCGACCTACACCAGGCCGGCGGGCATCGGGTCGCTGATCATCGAGGCATGGGGCGGAGGAGGCGGCGGAGGCGGCGTGGCAGTGTCGGCTGCGGCCAAGGCCGGCGCGGGTGGCGGTGGCGGCGCGGGCGCTTACTGCAAGGTCTACGTGCCATCTCCGACCGCCACCATGACCTACACCATCGGCACGTCGGGCTCGGCGGGCACTAATCTCGGCGGAACAGGCGGGTCAGGCGGAAACACGACCATCACCGACGCCACGAACACGATCACATGCAACAGCGGCACGGGCGGCCTCGGAGCCACTCCTGCGGCGGCTCCTACCGTGACCACGTTCGGAGCGGGGGGGACCTTCTCCCTGACCGGCGCGGGCTGGACTACCCTATGCAGCTGCACCGGCAACCCGGGCAGCGTCGGGCACTGCTCGGGGACGGCATCGACCACGGGTTGGGGCGGTCACGGCGGAACCTCAGGACCGGGCGGCGGACCCGGTCAGGGTGGACCGAGCGGAGGTACCGGCGTCGCTGGCACCGCCGGGTCAGGACCTGGAGCAGGCGGCGGCGGCGGCTGCAACAATGCCACGGGCACCGGCGCGGTAACTGGCGGAGCAGGCTCCACTGGCCGGATCGTGGTCTGGGAATTCAGCAGCTAGAAGCCGGGGCAGACGAGCGCACAGAGCGACGTCGTCTCATGGCCAGCCGGCCCGGCGTTGTAGGTGCATCCGCCGTGGAACACGCCAGTGTCATCGTGGCAGCCGATGACCGGCATTCCCATCGACATCGGCGCTCCCGGGCACTGCGACGTCACCATGTAACCGACGCACTCCACGGGCTCGGCCGACGAGGCTGGCTCACTGGCACAGCCACCGAGCGCCAGGGCCAGGTTGACGGCGACCAGCGCCCCTGTCAGGTTCCGGCGCGTGCTGACACCGGACCACCTCAGGCGGCGCGCGGCGGCGCTCGAACGCCAGGCGGCGAAGCTTCGGGCGGATGCCGACGCAATCGAGGCGACGATTCGACGGGCATTGAAGGAGAACGGGGTGGCGGAAGCAGCGTTTTCGAGTACCATGGATAAGATGCTACTCGATATTCCGAAGGGGTCAAGGAGAATGCTACGGACGGGCGCAAGTCGCGTGCGGCGGGCTCACCCGGCCATCTCGGCGTGGTACGCGGCAGGCAAAACCGTGTCGGACGTCGCCAAGGAGACAGGCGTGGCTCGCGTGCGGCTCAGCTCGTGGCTGGCCGAGGCTGGCCCCCGATCGCGCCCTATCCCAATGGCGTTCGTCGAGCGGTTCGAGCGCGAGTACGGAATCCCGGCGTCCGCCTGGACCCGTACCATGCCTTGACGCGGGAGTTCATGTTACAGGCGTAGCGTGTGACATTTTGGCACTTGCTACCCGGTAGCTCGGACAGTAGCATCTAAACCATGCCTAACCTCGACCTCGAAGAGATTCGCCGTCAGGTGCGCGTGCGTCGGCTCCTGGCGTTCGTCCCGGAGGCCAAGACCCAGGTGGGTGACATCCGCGCCGCGCAACTCCTCGCCTCGTGGAAGAAGCGGGACCGCGAACGGTTCGCCCGGCACTTCGGCATCGAGGGGATCACGGCGACGCAGTGGAAGGCGTTCGTGTGGGCGGTAGCCAGTCGCACCGTCAACGCCGGCCTAGCCGAAATCCGCCTGTAGCCGGGGAATCGGGCACGGCAACAGTTCGGCGTGGCAATTCAGCCGACGAATGTTCCTGTCACCCTGAAGGGGCTCAGCCAGAAATCCCCCTCGAACCTGTCGATGCCCGGCGAGCTCGTCGCCGGGACCAACGTCCAGGTCTTGAAGGGCGGAGAGAACGGCATCGAACTCTCGAAGCGATACGGCACGACCCCACTCCCGACGACCACCGACTCCATCAACGCGACCGTCGCCAGCCCGCGCCACGTCGACACGCTCGGCAACTCCCTGGTGCTCTACAACAACCAGGCCATCTTCAGCTTCGACACGAGCCAGAACCGCTGGCTGGCACGCGACGGCGGCGGCTTCGTGTGGTCCGCCAAGCGGTCCATCATCTCGCAAAGCCTCTACCAGAAGGTCTCACCAAGCCACGCCATCGACCCGTCGAGCGGGTGCGAGTGCGTCGCCTGGTACGACGCCATCGACGGCGTCAAGTTCACGGTCCTGGGCGTCACGGGCGACGTCGCGGTGTTCGAGCGCAGCGCCGGCATGGCGGCGTTCTCCATCGCCTACAAGGTGCAGGTCTTCGCCCCAGGCGACGGCAACTTCTACATCCTCGGGCCGGCCTCGGGGACGCTTGCGCTCCAAATCGTGAAGGTAAACGCGCTCGCTCCGCGCGACCCCCTGACGGTCATCCCCCTTGGCGGCACGGACGCCGTGGGCACCCCGTTCGACGGACAGATCACCCCCGAGGGCAATATCCTCCTGGCGGTTCGGCTCGCCAGCTCCACCAACGTCGTGGCGTGGCTGTTCAACGTCTCGGTCGGCGGCGTCACCCTCACCGCCAGCATCGGGACGGCGGTCTCGTGCCAGCAGGTCTTATGGCTCACGCAAAACCCCTTCGCCTCGGGCGGGTCGCGCCGCTACTACCTGACCACGACCGACGCCACGAACGGCACCCAACTCGTCACCCTCGACGGCACGCTGTCATTCGTCTCGTCAGTGGTCATCGACGCGACCCATATCTTCGGGAACGTCGTCGGCTACAACGATTCGATTCTCGGGCCTCAAGTGTGGGTCGACAACCGGGTGACCTCGTTCTTCTACCTCTACTCGGGCGGCTCCATCTACGAACGCGGCGTCATCTTCGCGTCGCGGGCGTTCCTGTCCAACGGAACCTGGTACGCGCTCGTGCGGTTCGACTCGGCCATTCAGCCCAACCTCTTCCTCATGGAACTCGGGACCACGCGCATCGTCGCCAAAGTGGACATCGGGGCGGGGCAGTGGTCCAGCTACCTCCCCGTCTACGGCACGCTCCCGTGGGTCTCGCAGACCGGCACGAAGGCCAAGATTCCGCTCATGGCGGGCCACGTGGCGCTCGGACAGACGGCGGCCGTGCCGCTCGGGACGACCATTCAGGGCGTCAGCCTCGGGACCTTCGACGCCAGCCCCGCGCTGTCCAAGCCGGTCGAGCTCAACGGCGTGCTGCACTACCCTGGCGGCATCCCCTGGGTCTTCGACGGGGCGAACGCGGTGGAGTCAGGATTCAGCCTCTACCCTGAGCCCCTTGGCGTGGCTGACAGCGGTGCGGGCACCTCGAAGGTCTCGGCGGCCACCTACGCCTACCGCGCGACCTACGTGTGGCGGGATGCGGCCGGCAACGTCTACGAGTCGGTCCCATCCGCCACCTTCACCTTCGTTACCAGCAACGCACACGACCTCAACGTGATCGTGCCGACCTACCGCCAGACCACGCGCTCCGACATCTTCATCAATGTCTATCGCGACGACCCGACCCAGCCGAGCGTCTACCGCCTCGTGAACGCGGTCCCCATCCCCAACAACACCGGCGCCGACGCCGTGACGGTCCTCGACTCGCTGAACGACCTCGCCGTCAACCCGACCCAGCCCGACTGGTCATCCCGCGCCTTGCTCTACAACGGCGACGGCGGCGCCAGCGGGGACCAGGTCGAGGTCGAGCACGTCGCTCCCCCGGCGTGCACTATCGCGGCCACGGCGCAGAACCGCGTCTTCCTGGCGGGCATCGACCAGGACCCCAGCGCGGTGTGGTTCTCGAACCAGGCCACCCCTGGCGTGGGCGTCTCCTACTTCGATGGCTTCGTGTTCCGCGTGGCTGGCAATGTCACGGCCATGGCTGGGCGTGATCGCAATGTCGTGGTCTTCACCGATGCGCCGGCAATCTGGACCGTCACGGGCGAGTTTCCCGACGCCACGGGTGGCAGCAACCAGATTCCCACCCCGTTCAAGCTTCCCCACCAACTCGGGGCGGTCTCCCCTGCGTCCATCGTCGTGTCGAGCATCGGCATTTTCTTCCAGTCCACGAAGGGCATCCATCTCCTTGACTGGGGTTGGGGCGCCAAATACATCGGGGCGGACATCGAGGACACCCTCGGTACCGCGACCATCACGGGCGGGCTCGAAGTCCCCGGCCTGCATCAGGTGCGGCTCTACACGTCGGCGGGCAACACGCTGGTCTGGGACACCGTCTTCAACCTGTGGACGTCGTTCTCTGGGCAGCCCGCACTCGACGCCTGCAACTGGCTCGGCCAGCCCTGCTATGTGCGCTCCGCTGGAGACGTCTGGGTCGAGACGCCGGGCAGCTACGGCGACAACGGCGCATGGGTGCAGTCCCTGATCCAACTGGCGATTCACTCCCCGGCGGGACTGCGCGGGTACTTTTGCCTGTTCGCGATCCAACTCCTTGGCGAGGTCATCGGGGCGTGCCACCTCAACGCCACCCTCGGCTACAACTCCCAAGACTTCGCCACGACCCAATACGGCTACGACCTCACAGGTCAGACGCACTGGGGCGATGGCAACTGGGGCGACGGCGTGTGGGGCGGCCCCCTCGACAACGTGCTCAAGGTCGAGATTCGGCCCAAGAAGCGCCAGGCGGGCAGCTACCAGCTCACCGTGTGGGATTCGGCCCTCGATTCGACCCAGACGGCGGGCTTCACGCTCCAGGCAATGATCGCGTCTATTGGCGTCGAGGGCGGCTTGACGCGGACCGGGAACACCGGGCGCATGACCAAGGTCTAATCGGGCACGGGAACACTGGGGAGCATGGGAAATCCATTCTCTCAGTTCCAGGACCCGAATACTCCCATCGGGTCCATCGTCGCGGGCGGCGCGCAGTCACCCCAGGTGGTCACGAATCCCGACGGGTCGACCACCACCACCCTGGCGGATGGGACCATCTACACCCAGAAGCCCGACGGCTCGACCGTCGCGGGCGGCTACAACCCGGTCACCCCCGGGAACGACATCGCCAACGCCAGTGCGGCGGCCGGCAATCTGCGCGACCAGTTCTCGCAAATGGCCAAGTCGGGGTCGGGCGCGGTGGCACCGACCGTCACGGCCCCGACCCTGAATACGACCCAGGGTGACCAAGCGCGGGCGCTCCAGATGGGCGGCGCTGGCGTCCAGGCGAGCGGGATTCCCGTGGTTGGCGCTGGCATCGGCACCGAGGTGGGCGCGACCGGCGTCCAGGGCGCTGGCCTCTCTGACCAGGCGGCTGCCCGGGGCACTCTCGGCGCGGCGGGGCAGTCCTACCGGGACGTGCTATCAGGCGCTGCCCCGAGCGTTGCGCAGCTCCAGGGCGAACAGCAGGCTGGACAGAACGTCGCGGCCCAGTTCGGCGCTGCGGCTGGCGCCACGGGTGCAAACCGCGCACTCGCGTTGCGTACAGCGATGAACAACAGCGGTGGCCTCAACGCCCAGGAGGCGGCCCAGGCTGCGATCCTCCGTGCCACCGAGCAGAACGCGGCGCGCACGGGCCTCGCCAACGTCGGGACGGCACAGGGAGGCATCGGCAACAACGTCACCGCCACCGGGACCGCGATCGGGAACACCGGCAACAACATCGTGTCGGGTGGAAACACCCTGGCGGGCATCGGCTCGGGTATCTCGACCACGGGCGCCAACATCCGCACGGGTGACACCGACATCGCCAAGACGAACGCGGCGAACGACCTCGCGGGACAGACCACGAACGCGGCCAACGGCGTCACGACCACGGGCCAGGACCTCACCTTTAAGAGCAACATGGCGGGCGCGGCCAACACGGCGGCGGGCAACAACGTCACCGCGGCGAGCTCTCGCGAGCAGGCGGCCGAGAACCAGGCGTCCGCCAATGGCAAGAGCATCGGACAGGAGGTATCGAATAAGCTGGGGATCAGCTCCGAGCAGGTCAAGGCGGACGTGCGGCCGGCGGCTTCCCAGCAGGTTGCCGACCTCTTCGCGACCCTGAACAAGGCCACCTCGGCGGCCCCCGCTGGCGCGCTCCCGGGCTCGCTCATTAAGCCGAGCGGCGGGGGCGGGTCGAGCCTGTTCGGTGACATCTCGGGCGCGGCGGGGCTCATCTCCCCGGCATCAAAGCTAGCCTCGGCGGCCGGTCTCATGGGCGGCGCTGGCGCGGCTGGTGATGCGGCGGCGGCCGGCGGAGCGGCGGGCCTTGCTGGAGAGGCGGCATCCCTGGCCCCCCTGGCGGCGGCCTCCTCGAAGAAGGTCAAGACCAACGTGCGCCCCTCCCCCGATGAAGCGCGGGCCATGTTCGCGCAAATCACCCCGACCACGTGGGCCTACAAGCCCGACGAGATGGCCAAGCGCGGGCTCCCGATGCCTGACACCGAGTCCCCGAAACACCTTGGCGTGATCGCTGAACAGGTGGAGAAAGCCGGCCCGCTCGGCAAGGGCATGGTCACCCAGGTCAACGGGACGAAGGCCATCGACATCCCCATGGCGGTATCGGCTCTCATGGCGGCAATGGCCGACATCGAGAAGCAGGTTTCCGCGAAGCGCAAGGGTGTGACCCGTGGCTGACCAGCAGATGCCCGATGAAGACCTCGACCGGCTCTCGCAAGGGCTCCCTCCTGTCGCCAGCGGCCCCGAGTTGCCCGCCGGCACCGAAGGCCCGTCCGAGATGCCGGGCGACCGTGGCGCGCTTCCTGTGCATCCTGGCGACTCGGCAGCGCCGGCCGTACCGCTCGCCCCTCAAGACACCACCCCCACCATGGCGGCCCCGGTCCCGGTCCCGACCGCTCCAGCCCCTACCGTCGCCTCAGTCCCCCTCGGAACCCATGCCGTCAAAGGGGAGCAGACGGTCAAGACCGAAGTCCCATCCGGTCAGACCCTCGAAGGGCAGCGCGACCAAGCGCGGGCACTCGAAGCCGAACGGGCGGGTCAAACCAAGCTGAACGAGATTGCCGAGCAGAAGGCCGTCGAGGCGGCTCGGCAGGCTGACGAACTCGCCACGCGCCAGCGGCAAGAGGACGCCGATGCGGCGGCCCAGGCCCAGGCGGAGGCTGACCGCAAGGCGGCAATCGCCAAGCAGCGTGAACTGGAGTGGGCGCAGCTTCAGCAGGACGCGAAGCAGAAGCCACCCATGTTCGGCAACTGGAACGCGCTCGACACCACCCTTGGTCTCGTGTCTGTCTTCGGCGCGCTCACGTCTCGTAACGGCGGCATCGGCGCGGCGGCAAACCAGGCGCTCGGGCTCATCGACTCCCACGTGGATCGGGCCTACAAGCAGCACGTCGACGAGATTCAGCAGCGGTATCACGCGCTCGCCGAAAAGGACGGCTACAACGAAAAGCTGGCCACCGATGCGCGGGCAGACATGCAGTTCGCCCAGGCGCAGCGCGCACGCACTTACGAGCACCTCCAGCAATACGCCGTGGCACAACAGGCGGCACTCGGCATCCCGGCGGCACAGGCTGCGGCCAATGTCGCAAACGCCAAGTTCGACATGAAGGCGGCAGACGCGAAGATTGCAGCCGGCCGGCTCGCCGACACGCACGTCACGACCACCACGCACTTCGCCCCCGGGCGCGCAGGCGCGGGTGGTGCGGGCGGCGGCTCTGCCGTCGTGGACCTCGTGAAAATGGCGGAGAACGGCGCGAAGCGGAGCGAGATCGTTGCTGCGGCTGCGGCGCACGGCATTCCCGAGAAGACTTGGAAGAACCAGGTCGACCTCGCGTTTTCAGAGCGCGAAAAGGGGCAGGCGGTCGGCGAGAAGGCCAAAGCCGGCGAGGACGACCGTACGATCCAACTCAACGACGGGACCGACCTCAAACTCCCGACAGCCCGCGCGGTGCCTCAGTTTGTGAGCGGCTACCAGTCGAAGATGAACGCGATCGAGAAGCTTCGCCAATACCACGCTGACCTCAAGGAAAACGGCGACGTCTACACCCCCGAGGCGGTAGCGCGTCGCGAGCGACTTCATGATGCGGCCGTGTCCGCGGTGGCGTCCGTGACGAGCATGGGCGCGTCGGATCACTCGACTCACATCGAAGCGGGCACCCTCGGCAAGACTGGCAAATACACCATCCCGTTTATCGGGGCGGGCGCAAAAGACGGCATCAAGGGCACGGAACTCGTCATTAAGGACCTGGAAGACACCGTCCAGAAGACCGTGGAGTCCTACCGCAAGGGATCGACCCCGACGGCCGAGTCGAAGCCGGCGGCCAAGTCATTCACCCCGGGTCGACCCAAGGTCCTGAACGGCAAAACCTACGTCGAGGTCAGTCCGAACAACTGGCAGCCGCAATGACCCTCGACGAGCTCACCAAGGCTGGCGCCACGGATGCCCCCGAGGACGCGCCAAAGGGCATGACCCTCGAACAGCTCACGGCGGCCGGCGCGGTGGACGCTCCCGAGTCGAAAGCCCCGGCTCCCGACGGGCTCAAGCGCACCCCCGACGGTATGGTCGGCCCCGACCCGGCGCAGTTCGGGACGGAAGCCGAGCACCCCACGCTGGCGGCCATCGGGAACACCGTGCTCCACCCAGTTGACACCCTCACCGACCCGTCGAAGCGGCGCGAGTTGGAGCGGGGCGTGGGTAACGCGGCTACCTTCGGGCTGGCGAATTACGTGGCCGGGAAGGCTGACCCGTCGTTCGCGGCGAGTGCGGCCCCCGACGCGGCGGCGGCACCCGGGTACCGCCGCGCGGGCGAGGCGGGCGGAATGCTACTGACCAACCCGGTCGGGGCTGCGGCCGGGAAGCTTGTCGGCGGCGCCATTCGCGCACCGGCGGCGGCTGCGGCCGATGCAGTGACCGCCCCGGCCGGAGCATTGTCCACTGGCGGGAAGATCGCAAAGGGCGCGGCCCACGCCATCGCACACACCGTGCTCGACACCATTCCCCACGTGGCGGCCCATGCACTCGGCGGCGGGTCGATTGGGCACAGCCTCGCCACGGCGGCCGATATCGCCATCGAGGCGGCACACCTCCCCCAGAAGGCTGCGGGCGCCATGCTGACCCTCGTGGCGAAAGCCCACACCGAAGGATGGACCAGCGGCAAACTGGCTCAGGCCATCATCAAGCTGTCCAGCAAGGCGACCCAGGCAGCGGGAACGGAGGCGGCCCAGTGAGCTTGGACGTTCAATTTCTCGTGGCTACCACGGGCTTCATCAACTTCCTCGAAGGCTCCCCCAAGCTGCTCTCCGTGGCGGCTCACGAGAAGGCCCATCAGCTCACGAGAAAGGTGCGCTCTGCCGTGCGGCACTACGTGGCAGGGTCAGAGTGGCCAGGGCTCAGCCTGGAGGCCGTACCGTTCAACTGGAAGCGTCTGGACGCGGCCTGCGATGCCTTCGACCCGACCAACGCCAAGATATGGACCGACCTCGTGAAATGCCTACCGGCCGAGCACGCCGAACTCTCGGGCGGCTACGTGGGCTCCATGACCCGGGTGGTCAACTACGTAATGGACCAACGGCCCCACAATGCCGACGTCAGGATGCAGGGAATCCGCAAGCGTCCCCCGTGCGCGTCCGACCAGTACCGCTGGCAGCGATGCATCGAGGTCGCCGAGGAACCCCTGATCGTGCTCCAGAAGCTCCACGAGGGGCGGCTGACTGGGGCGCACGTCGACTGCCTCGGCGCCATGTACCCCGCGATCCTCTCAGTCATCACGGGCGAGTTGATCCAGGCGCTGGCGGGCCAGGGCAAGAACTGGAACCTCCCCCGTGACAAGGAGCGTTACTTGACGCTGTTCCTTGGCGACTTCTCCGACCCCGGACTGCAAGCGGACATTCAAGCGGTCATCGCGAAAGCCAAAGCACAGCAAGGCCCCCCGAAAAACCCGAGCACGGCGGCCGGCTCCCGTGTGGCGAAGTCCTACGGACCCGCCGAAAAGGACCGCGCCTAATCGGGCACGGCAACAACGAAGCATGGGCAATCCATCCTTTCAGGTCGACATCCAGCCGTTCGACATCAAGACGTCGACCGCCACCACGATCGACTCCAGCGGCAACGCGACCGTCACGGGCGCGGGCACCCTGATTTCGAAGGCGTTCAAGATCAACTCCAAGACGTCGTTCTCGTTCTTCGTCCAGGAGGTCGGGACAGCTGTCACCACGCCGTCGGGCGGGTATGCGTGGCGAATCCAGGCTAACAACGGATTCGACGACTCTCGCCAGGTCCAACTACCCGGTGTCTGGACTGACGTCACCGCGTCCTATGGCGTGGCCGGGGCGAATACCGCTCCAGGTGTCCACAACTTCAAGGCGACTTTCGGCGGCGGTGGCAATGACACGGACTTTTTCAGTTCCTGGGTCTGCCCCTACGCATACATCCGCTTCGTGATCACGCAGGCGAGCGGCACGGGCGTCTACAGCGGCCAGTTCTACGCGGGCGAGGTCTAAGCCATGCCGACGACGTCCCCGAACATGGGGCTCCAGGTCCCCGTCGTGGGGGACGCGGGCACGGGTTACGCCACCAACATCTCGAACGCGCTGAACACCGTCGACGCGCACGACCACACCACCGGAAAGGGCGTGAAGGTCCCAGCGGCCGGGCTCAACATCAACGCGGACCTCAGCTTCGCGTCGCACCGAGCGAGCTCGCTCTACGCCGTGGCGTTCTCCCAACTCGCGAACACCTCAACCGACCTCACCAACGAGGCCATCACCGACGTGCTCGGCCAGCCCTACTGGCGGGACAACGGCGGCGTCATCAAGAAGATCACCCTGGCGGGAGACGCGCTCACCATCGCCAACGCCACCTCGGTCACGGGCGCCTTGCTCTTCACGGCAATCGCAGCCCCGAGCACCCCGGCGGCGGGCATCGGGACGGTCTACGTCGACTCGACGTCCAAGAACCTCGCCATCAAGAATGACGCGGGCGTGGTCAACCATGGCGTCCAGACGAAAGCGGCCGTTGCCCACCAGTTCCTGACCTCGATCGCCAATGACGGCTCGTCCGTTCTCGCACAGCCGGCGTTTGCCGACATCTCGGGCACTGCCAGCCTGACGACTCAGGTTACCGGCACGCTTCCCCTCGGCAACGGCGGCACGGGTCAGACCACGGCAGGGGCCGCGACGGACGCGCTCCATCAGGGCACGTTCACGATCGCGGCGGTCAACGGGACCACCGACCTTTCTACCGTGTCTGGTCTCTATGGCACCGTCACCGGGTCGGGTGTGTTCACCACCACGGCGCTCGGGACCGTCGCGGCCGGCACGGTTCGAATCTGCACCATCGGCGCAGGGTGCACGTGGGCGCTGACCAACGGCGCATCCCTGCTCACTCCCGGCGCACAGGGACTCGGATTGAACTCCGGAGATACCTGCATTGCTATCTCCCAGGGTTCGGGAACATGGCGCGTATTCCCGGTCTACTCGTCGCTCTACGGATTCACGGAGGCCGCGGCCGGCACTGTCGGCGTTCAATACTCGGGAGCCACGCCACTTCGGGTTTCCGGCTCTTACGTCGGTGTGTTCGGCGTGCTCAACGTCGGCGCGAGCGGCTCTGCGCCGGCGGCCGGGATCTACTTCAATGCCAACGTCGGATCCGGCCTGTTCCAGGCTGCTACCGATGACCTCGGGTGGTCGGCGGCTGGTACTCAGCAGCTCCACGTCAACGCCAACGGCCTGATCCACAACACTCGCCACCAGACTGGCAAAGGCGCGGCAGTCGCCAGCGCCACTACCATCACCCTCGGCAACGACGGCAACGTCTTCCCGATCACCGGAACCACGGTCATCACGACCATCACCACCACGAACTGGCAAGCCGGCTCGCGGGTGACGCTCATCTTCGGAACCGGCACCGCTTCTCAAGTGACCAACGCCGGGAACATCACCTTCCGCAGCGGCACCTCCCTGACCACCACCACCAACGGCGCTTGGGACTTCATCTACGACGGCACCGCGTGGCGCTGCCAAAACTAAGGGGAACTCGATGCTCAACCTCACGGTAAACATCCCGGTCCCGAACATCGCCAAGATGCGCGTGGTGGTCGTAGACCTCAACGGTGACACCAACACCGCGCTTGTCACTGTCGCGGTCCAGGGCGCGGGGGCGCTCCCGTGGCCGCAGCTCTACACGTTGGGCATCCGCGACGGGGCGAGCGAGGGACTGCGCGCAAAGGCGTCCCCCCTCGGGTACGCGGACATCCTCGAGATCTTCGGTGCCACGACCCCCACGGGGTTCACCGATCTGGTGGCGGCGTCAACCGGCGGCATCGGAGCGCGCAACAAGGCGGCCGAGTCGTTTCTCGTCGCGGCCGGGCTGCTCCCGGCGGGGACCGTCGCATGAATAGCGCACGCGAGTCATACACGATCGAAGACGTTCGAGAGATCGAGGGGAGGCTTTCAGTGGTGGAGGAGTCGCACGCACGGCACCGGGATTTCGAGGGCGAAATCGCTCGATCGATCGAGGGCATCAAGGTCGCCTTCGAAGGCATGAAGGTCAAGATGAGCCTGATTCTCTGGCTCGCCGGGGCCATCGCAACCGGTGCGCTCGCGACCGCGGGGGCCGTCATCGCCGCACTCGTCACGAAAGGCCACTGAGATGCTCACCACAACGCGAATCTGCTCCGCCCTGGCCCTCGGATGTACCTGGGTGCTTGCCACCGCAGACGCAAGCCACCTGCCGTGGTGGGCTCGCATGCTCATCGGCGCCGCATCAACGATCGCGGGCGGCCTCGTGAGCGTGTCGACGACCTCGGTCCTGCCGCCGAAAAGTTGACCCGAGATGCCGTCCCCCGCCAGGGTTTCGGCCCACACCATTGTGGTGCTCGGGTTTGCGGGATGGGGAGGGGTCGAACCTCCCAGGCGCCTCGTGTTACCGTCGCCCATCCCAGTGCCACGTCCTCTAGGGGAGGAAGCTGTCAGCCTGGATTGATCGTGGCGAGCGAGTACTGATCATACACGTACGTCCCGGTCGGATCTTCCACGGATGCCCAGATCCATGCGTTTGCCGGCCGTGGCGCAGAAGAACCATCTGGGAACACGATGTAGATCTGACGAATCGACGCCGCGGCGCCATTCGAGAAACTCAGGCTACCGGTCGTTGGATTTGCCCCACCACTGGAAGAAAACAGCACCTGAGCCCCGGCGTTGTGTGAGTCAAGGCCGAAATATCCAGGGTACATAGCCCCAGGGTAGTACCAGCTCGTAACGCCTCCAACCACCTGCCTGGCCGAGGTTCCTACGATCTGGCTGTCTCCTCCAGCGATGAAGACGGTCCCCACCAGATTTGGGTGGTAAGCGTCGTTGTGCGCGCTCGAGGTGAATTGCACCTGGAAGCACGGCGAGTCCGGGCAGTGTCCTCCGAAGCCCTGGGCGCGCGGGATGATCGCAACCGTGATCTCCGTCGGCCAGTAGTAGGGAGACGTCCCAACTGCGTACGTCTGTTGCGTGTGAGAGACTGGCTCTCCGTTCGCGGGATTGGCGACCCCGCCGTAGCCCTTCGGGCCGTACTCGACGAAGCTGTTGTAGTCGTCGGCCGCCGACGAAAACGAGATCCCAGGGTCGCCGACTTTCAGCTCCTCTGCCACGAACCCCGGCTGCGGTGCCGGAATCCGCACGTCCTTCGCGGCGGGCTTTCCACCCGCACCACATGCGGCCATCGCCGCGCCAAGTGCCAATCCAATCAGTGCTCTTTTCATCCTAGTACCCTCCATCTCTCAGTTTCGCGTTGCAGGCAGGTACGACAGTCGTCCAGCCCGCT